CGTTACCTCTTGTCTTTGCCAGTAGCCGGTTGCGGTGAAAGTCTTAGTTGCTCTGATCGTGAAAGGAGACACACCATGTTGAATACTGATTCGCATTGCCTGTCCAGCCGTACCTTTTACGTCGCAACTGAAGGTGTAAGTTAAGCCATTTGTGACAGTCAAGCCAGGGTGATACGCCCCGCTTGCCACGCCGGTCGCGGTATTGACTTGCATACAATACGCGCCGCGCCTTGCATCGCCAGGATGCGAGGCGATAGTTACGCCCGCGCCGGAAGCCGCCCAGCCGGTCACGTATTCAGGACCCGCGAAGGCCGGATTCTTGATCTGATTGATAGCCGCTTTCGGCTTGACGATCCAGAATTTCTTTTGTGTCAATACAGGTGCTGTCATGCCCATGCCTCCATAAGTTCAAACGCGGTTCTCACATCCGCCGGGTTGTTGCTCGTCGGCATAGTCAGGTTGTAGACGTTGCCGGCTTTCTTGTTGCTCGTCACGCCACTCATCGCTTGCGCAATCGCCTTGCCAATCCTGTCAGGATCAATCGCCGATTCCCCACTATAAAGTGCGCGCGCAAGTGCACGTTCTGCATCCGCCCGGCTCAACACAAACCCATCGGCGCTTGGCACGAATACCTCGCCCCGATAGCCGTACTCCTGCCAGTTGTATTGTTGCCCGGCTGTGACTGGACCGCCTACGGCTTGATTCATACCTCGACTCGGGAGGTAAGTGATCGTGCCATATTTGTTAGGCGGGCTGTAACCGTCAACTGCGGAAGTGTCGAGGTCTACGTCAACTGTCAGCGACTTGTTCTTAAACTTGCGCATCTCGATCTCTGCAAGAACGGCAAGCACTTCTTCGGAGTTTGTCGTAACTTCCAGATTTTTCCCCTCTGGTAGATTCTCAATGTTATCTGCCAAATCAGCAACCAACAGGTTGTATTGTCGTTGCGTGATAATTCCAGAGTCCAATAACCCTTGATAGAAATTGACCTGTTCAGTTGCGGCAACGGTGTTTTGATCAATCAGCCCCATTGCGCGCGCAAGCGCGAGCGCACCTTCTTCACTTAATCCTTCAGACGCAATTTTGAATAGCAGTGATTCCGAATAAGCACGCATTGCTGCGTCTGCATTGTTAGTCGCATCGGCGACCGATTGAATAGCAGGCGCTTCAGATTCCGCTGCCGCTTGTGCTGCTGCCATCCCAGCGGCGCTTTCATAGTTGGAATCAGCCCAGCCTTGCGTGCCCGTTTCTGCCAGTTGCACAAGCCCATAATATTCATTGACCATGTCATTGAATTCACCGAGCTTGTCTGGATTAACGACTCCGTTCGGCCCAAGCAGAGTGTAGAATTGTTGTTGTAAACCTACTGTGCTAAGCCCTACGGCTTCCATGTCTTCGATAAGATTGCCGAATGTCACTTGCGCTTGTGCGATCATGCCTTGTCTGGATAAATAACTGCCGATCTTTTCGATAGCAGGTGCGACCGCATCCAGCAGGTTGGCTTTCGCAGCATCTGCCAGATTTTTCATGCCGGATTCCATCATTTTGAATCCGCCAACAGCGCTTTCAGCTACACTCCCAATCCTGCCAATCTGTTCTTCGGCTTGTTGAAGAAACGCCTCTGTAAAAGCGGATTGCACATCCATGCCGGTGTCTTTTAGCGCTTGTAACTTTTCATCGAACCCAGCCACACTCACACCCAATGTGTCAAACCGCATCGTGGTCTGATTAGTCAATGTAAGCACGAGTTGGTTCATGTTCATGTCCAACTCACCTGCCACAGTCGCAAGCCTTACAGCTTCGTCGTGAGTTTTAGCCAAACCCAGCGCCATCATCTGCCCTGCGCCTTCGATGAGTTCAGCGTCACTTACAAGCCCGGAGGTAGCATCTCGCAAGTCAACCAGCAATGCAGTTGAGGTAGAACCTATTGATTCAGCAAGCGCGTCAAATTTATCTCTGGCGTAGTCTAATTCAGCGCCTTCTCTCGCGGTTTCATAAACCTCTTTCATCGCAGCACTAACAGCTACAACAGCGCCAGTAACAAGCGCTGCCTTGCCCACCAAGCCATTCAAAGCGCCGCCGAAACCTTCAACAGCGTTTGAACTCTCTTCACCAGCACCTTTGATGCCTTGAATATCCTGCTTAACCTTATTTAGATCACCGCTGGCTTTATTGAGCGCGCTGATTACGATTTTCAGATCAGCCATACTTCGTCCTCAATTTCTCGACCTGACTCACAATATTCCACATATCCTCATGCTCACGTTTCCACTTTGCCGTTTCGCCGGGTCTATTCCCTTCTTGCTGATAGACCTTGAATGTTTGATACACGTTATTGACCTGCCGCATTTTCCGCAATAAGCCCGCCGGTTGGTCCATTACGCCGCCGCTGTAAGGCAATGCGCGGTATTCTTCGCAGTTTAATGCCAGTTCCAACAATTCCGGTATTTCAAATGTTTCACCTTCGGCATAATCCGCAGCGGCAATCAGGATAAAGGGTCAATGTTCATTGCCTCCGCAATGACCTTCGTCACACAATCCGAGAGCCAAACGACATGAGCCGGCTTGGCATTGTCCACGTCTTCAACAGTCCAAGCCGGCTTGGTCATGTATTCATGTTTTACAAAACTTCTTACGCTATCCCCACGCCATACTGACAACGGCATGTCTTGTTTCCCCTTCATATCGAGGTGAAAGTCTTCCAGCATCCGCTGCGTGAGGTCTTTTACAACGCACTTGCCAAACTTCGGGTGTTCAAATTCCATATTCTATTTGTCCTAAACTGTCGCTAATGCGGCTTTGGTTTCGATGGTCAGCCACTGGCTCGCGGTCGGGTTGTAAACGCCATCCAGCACCAGGTCGTAGGTCATCAATCCGTTCTTGTCCTGGAATAACTCCGGCGCTTGCATGGTGTGACCCGCGAAGTCAATCGTCATCGAGCGTAAGGCTGTGGAAGTACCAACGGTATAGATGATCCGCACGCGCTTCTGCAAGATTGTGTTGGCATCCGCAAGCATAGCGATCAGATAGTCATCGGTGGATGTGTTCAATTCCAAACTGAGTTTCAATTGCCCGCTCCACTTGTTATCGTAAGACGCGGTCGGCGTGCATTCACCCAGGAAGTTGTGATACTCTCGGTTAGCGTTGACGCTCAATTCCCAAGAGAACGCGCTCGAAGCCAGCGGAGCGAAAGAGCTACCATCCCAAGTTTCAATCGCAACCGAAGCCATACAGCCGGTCATGCGCGTGCCGGTGGTCAAGTCAGGCAATGTAGCCAGCGTGCCAGCAACCACTTTGCCGCCCATCAATGACGCGCCCACACTCACGCCGGAGTTGGAAGCGCCACTCAATGTCAGGCTCGTGACGCTTGCATCCTGCATCTGCCAGACTCCACCAGTCTGCCCGAATTGCAAGGTCGCAAAGTGTGGCGTGACTGCGGTTGTGGTCGGCGCAGCATAAACGCGCGTGTAAGGATCGGCTGAGCCGGTAGGTGCGACCGTGCCAAATAGCATCTCAAGCCAGTAATTCAATTCTTCGAAATCGGTGTCACTGGTTTCAGCACTCGCGCTCGATAAATAGCGGTCGAGTACTGTCTGATGGGTCGGAGCCATTGTGCCCCGTAATTGGTCAAGCGCGCGGGTTTCAAGTTCAGGCCGTAACTTGAAACTGGATACATTCTGCAGCTTGCGAGTTGCGATTGCGTTTGCCGTGCCAAAAGCTGACTGCCAGCCGAGTTGTAATACATTGTGTGCGTTAAGCATCTTTTACCTCTTCTTTGTATTCTTTTTCTAATTTGTACATGCCCGCTTTGAGCGCGGCTTTCGTCAGCTCCTTCGGGAACTGTTTCCACTCATCCACGCTCAAATCGCGCGCTGGCAGTCCCACAAAGTAGCCGTCACCCTGATAAATATAAAAATCAGCCACTGACTACCTCTCTAATCTGTAACCGGCAAAGTACACCGGAATAAAACTTCCCTGACCCTCTCGGCCACTCATATTCGCCCGGCGTGATTCCAATTGCCTCAAGTGTCGAATTTTGAGACGGACACTTTCCCCACGCTCTCATTGCATCCAGATATTTGCCGGAATAATCTATCAACTTGGGCGCAAACTCACGCAAGCCCAAGCCCTGCTCGGAAGGCTGCCAAAGCATCAGGTCGGTTATCTGCCAGATAATCGACATCGCAGTACCAATCGCAATGTGCGTTCCATCGCGTCCGTCACCCGGTTCACTTGAAACTGGCAGTAACAACCGGCAAGGCAATATCGCGGTGGTTATGGATTCCGGTAACTCGTCAAGCCCGTAAACGTAGGGCGTTGTCCCATCGGTCAGACTGATTTCAAGGTCAGCAAGCGATTCGTAAATATTCGTAATTGCGCTTGCGCTCATATAACCCGCCTTTTGTACCGATCCAAAATGCGCGTCACATCCACCGGTAAGGCGGATGGCATAATCGTTACGCCATCACCTGTTACCATCGGTCTGTCAATATCAGCCGAAGTGTCTTTTTGCCGGTAAAGAAACGCTGTCAGCCTAACGCAAGCATGCTGAATATCAAGTGGCGGAGTAGCAGAATATCCCCACGTGCCCGCAACACTTATCTCACTATCCCCGTTAGTGAAGTTCCAGGAATAACCATCATCCAACCTCAACATCCATTTCGGGCTGTCATTGCGCGGGAATAAGCGATAATTGTCAGAAGTGATTTCAACCGCATCGCCGTTCGTGAGTTTCGTCACCGTGAGCAGATCGTCGCCATAAAAGACCAAATCCTGCCCGTCTGTGTCACCTTCACCGAAATACTTCGTGGCAGTGGCAGACTCAAAGCTCCGCCCGGTGTATGCGTTAATCAACCCT